CATTACGATGGGTCTAATTTGATCTTGACCTTTGAAGGTTATCCGGCTGCCGCTCGTACGTACAAGATGTATTTCTATGTCCCCCAGGATGACCTGGAGGAAGATGAGGACTTACTGCACGTCCCTTGGAGACCAGTCTATAACCTAGCTACGCTGTATGCTCTTGATGAGCGAGGCGAAGAGATTGGCGAGCCTGGATCTAAGGCATGGCTCAGATACGAGAAGTCACTAGGGGATGCTATCGCTCTGGATGCTCTGCGTAATCCTCACAAAGCAGAATTTAAGGTTAAGTAAGAATGCCTACACCGAAAGGTACAGGTGCTCCGCTTGCTCCGATTAATTTAGTTAGTCCTGGCAGGTATGGCTTAAATACGCAGAATGCAGCCAGCGTTCTTGGGCCAGAATGGGCTACCGAGGCGTACAATGCTGTGTTTGATATTACCGGCAGGATCACCGCTCGTAAGGGCTGGCTGACGGCCACTACCTCTCCTATGAGCGGTACACCAGTAGTGGACGTGATCCATGAATACGTTCGTGCGGACGCTAGTCGTACTATTATATCTGCTGCTGGCAGTAAGATTTGGTCTGGAGTTTCTAGCCCTACTGATGTTACTGGCACGGCTACCGTCACTGTCGGGGACAACTGGCAGTTCATAAACTTTGCAGATGCGTGTATTGGAGTTCAGCAAGGTGAGCAACCAATCAGATCAACTGGTGGTAATTTTACCGATATTGTGGCAGGAAGCGGAACTGCTCCCCAAGGAAATTGTGGCCTCGGAGCCTTTGGACGGGTTTGGATTGCGGATACCGATCGGCAAACAATCAAGTACAGTGGACTTCTTGATGAATTAGATTGGGGTGGAGCCGGAGCTGGCTCTATAGATATGACCTCAGTATGGCCTAATGGTATGGATGAAGTCATCGCCATTGCAGCCTATAACGGGTCGATGGTAGTGTTTGGGCGGAACACGATTGTGTTCTGGAGAGATACGATGGGCAGTGCCCTCGGTCTTGATCCAGCTACCATGTACGTGTCAGATACCATCTCAGGTACTGGGTGTATTGCTAGAGATAGCGTCCAGCAGATTGATAACGGAGACCTTCTGTTCCTGTCTGCTAACGGTATCCAGAGCCTCCAGAGACTAATCCAAGAACGTAGTAATCCTATTTACAACGTTTCGATGAACGTCCGGGACTATCTCTTGGACTTCGTTAACAACGAAAGTGAAAATGAAATCCGATCTATCTACGCTCCTAGACAAGGATTTTACCTACTTATCCTGCCTACCTCGCAACGAGTGTTCTGTTTTGATACCCGGTATAGACTCCCTGATGGAACTTATCGAGTCACTGAATGGGCTACTAGAATCAAAGCTGGTGTCCGATCCAACGACAATACAGTATACCTTTCTGTGGCCCACATCGGAGGACAGATCGGTACCTACTCTGGATTTAACGACAGAGATGCCAGTGGAAACGCAATTTCTTATGACCTCAAGTACACAAGCGGATGGTTAGATCTAGGTCCAGACCTGGCAGGATACATTAAGATATTAAAGACCATTAACGGTATCGTGTTCACGGCTACGGCTGGAAACATCATGTCTGTAACTTGGGACTTCGATTTCTTGAATGATCCAGAGTCCAGGGTGGTTACCTTTGGTACGGTTGGCGAAGAGTCAGAATGGGGTATTGGTGAGTGGGGTCTAATGGAATGGGGCGGAGGCGGGGGTCTACAAAGCTTCCGAGTACCTGCGTCGGGTTATGGGCAATACGTCCGTATCGGTGTAGTAGTTCCTATCAGTGAGAATACATTCTCTCTACAACAAATGAATTTATACGCAAAGATCGGAAGGTTGGCTAACTAACATGAGTGATTACGTAAAGACAGTAGACTTTGCTGCCAAAGATGCCCTTGCTAGCGGCAACCCTAATAAGGTAGCACTAGGTGCTCAAGTAGATACTGAGTTCAATAACATTGCTACGGCTATCTCCACTAAGGAAGACCAGGCCAATAAAGGCCAAGCTAATGGTTATGCTTCTCTTGATGCTAATGGGGAAATTCCTGATAGTCAAATCAGTGATAACTTTCCAAGGCTAGATGAATCTAATACATTTGAAGGAACTCTGACTATTTCTACAGGAGGTCAGAGTGAGTTACGTATTAGTAATGCGGCTAACAACGCAGATAACAGGATTTGGGCTTTCGTCTCTACTGGTCTTAGTAGTTTGAGACGTTTAATAGGTATTGCTAGAGAAGATGATGGAACTTCTCAATTCACCTGGCTAGATGTGCAAGGTAATGGAGGTACTGCAACTGTCATCAATCTAAGTGCGACTTCTGTACAGGCCAATAGCCAAACCATTTGGACTGCTGGTAACGATGGTCCTAGCTCAGGGCTAAATGCAGATTTACTTGACGGAGAGCACGCTAGTGCGTTTGCTGATGCAGTTCACATCCATTCTGCTGCTGACATTACTAGCGGCACTTTAGCAATTGCTAGGGGTGGTACAGGACAGACGGATGGTACTGCACGAAATATTACTGGCAGGCCCGGCGTAACTAAGACCCTTAGCACGTCAGCCCCTTCTGGGGGATCTGATGGAGATATCTGGTATAGGTACTCGTAATGACGATTCACGTTAATAGATCAGGTACTTGGGAAGAGATTACCGAGGTATACGTCAATCGCTCCGGTACATGGGAGCGGATAGAAGAGATTTACGTCAATAGGTCCGGTACTTGGGAGTCCGTGTACGTAGGAGACGTCATAACATTAAATGACATTACTACGAATGATTTCGCAGTCGATCCAGATAATGCCCAGGTTGCTATCATGTACGCAGCAGATGGCACGGTCATGAGATCGCACTCTGGAGGAGCCTTCGCTGACTACCCAGACCATGGTCCGTGGATTGCTCCTCAGACTAACATGGCGGATTATGAGATCCGGGCTACCCTGGAATCCGGTACGGTTAACAGTCCTTCGGACGCTACAGGCTCGTGGTTGTCACTAAGTTCAGATAGGTTGTGGAATATCAACCGGACAAGTATTGGCAGTAACAGCGCTACTCTGACAATTGAGATCAGACACGCAGCAAGCGGTGTCATAAAAGATACAGCTACATTGGTTATCAGTGCCACAGTATCGAGTGGTTAAGAGGAGAGTATGATGGAAATTTTCATTGGTGCGGTTGTGTTGCTCGGTGCTGTTGCATTCGTAGCATACAGGCTAGCGAAGCGTAAAGACGATAAAGACGGCACGGGGGTTGCTGGTGGGTCGTCTGGCAATAAAGTTGATAAGAAGTAATCCAAATGATCGATTGGGGCTTAATCGCAACCTGGGTCGGGTTACTGGGCTCCGTCTGTGGCGTGGTATATGCTATGGGTAAACAAACCCAAAAGATAGAGTCTCAGCAGCATCAGATTGATGAACTCAAAGATGCTGTCAAAGATACACAAGAGTTGCCTATTAAACTCGCCACCCTAGAGACAGATATTAAGTATCTTGTCCAAGGTATGGCCGAGATTAAAAGTCTACTTATTAAAGACCTTACTGGAGTGAAATAACAATGGGTTGGGGAGCACTAGCAGCAGGCATCATCGGTGCCGGTGCCAGTATGTACAGCTCTAATAAAGCTGCAAAAGGCGCCAATTATCGGCCCTGGGATGTTGGTCTCCTTGGCCTGGGTAACGCCTCGTTTCAAGGTGGTAAGCTAAACCTCCAGGGTGATTCTCGCTATCTACAGATGAATAACAATCTGTGGGATGCTCAGAATCTATCCTTAGGTCAGTTTGCCGGAGCACAGCAGTCCGCACTTGGTCAAGACTACCTGCGTAATATTACAGGTCAGGCAAATCTAAGTAGCGAGAACTTGTTCAGTATGCTGGCGCAGGGCGCTGGTATGCAGAATCAGTACCAACCCCAAAACTTCATGGGTGGAGTTAATAATGGGTTGTTGCAGAATATAGATCCTACTGCGATCTCTAACAACTACACGGATCTACTCCGACAACAGGCTATTCCACAGGAACAGCAACAAGTCCAATCGGCCTTAAGTGGTTTGTTTGGGTCAGGTCGTCTTGGTACGACCGGCGGAGCTAACGTCCTTGGACAGTTGTCCCAAGCACAGCAACAGGCAGATATCGGTAGACAGGTTGCAGGTCAGCAGTTCGGATTGACACAAGCCCTACAAGCTCAGCAAGGCTATGATGCCGCTAGAGCTAATCAGATGGGACTAATGATGAATCAGTTCGGGGCTAATCAGCAAGGGATGATGAACCAGTTTGGTATGGATCAAGGGATGTTCGGAAGACTCCTTGATACTTACAACTCAGGTTCAGATATGACCCAGGATAGGTTCAGCAGAGCAATGCAGTTGTTCGGAGCAGAGAATGCTATGGGACAGCAGTATCTCCAGAACTTCCAAAGCTTGCTCGGAGCCCAACAAGGGCAACAGCAGCAGCTTATGGACTTGGCTCGTATCGGTTCGTCCGTCGGCCAGGCTCAGACAGCAGCCGGTGCGAATGCAGCGGGTATCCGTAACCAAGGTAATCAGGATGCTATTGCTGGATTCATGAGTGCCTTTAATCAGTGGAACTCTAATAGAAATAAAAACAGCGGTGGTGAAGATGGCTAATAACGTATCCCGTTATCTTAAGTCTATTGGAATTAATGTTCCATATGAAGAGATGACTGAGGCTCAAATCCAGGAGGCTAACAAAGCCAATCCCCTTGGTAGTTATGGATTCATGACTGCTAACGAGAAGGTACGACAGCGCCAGCAGCAACGAGCATATGAGCAGATGCTGCAACAGGAACAGCAGGAGCGTCAGAACATGATGCTTATGCAATCCAGTCCAGAACGAGCTATTGGCCATTACTCCGGTAATGCTATCTTCTCTGGTCTTAGCCAGATCCTCAACAAGGATAAAGGACAGTCTGTCCCTCAAGTTCCTCAGAATGATCCTGAGATCGATCGCTACAATCAGCTAGTGGCTGAGGTAGGTGAGGCAGGAGCCTTGGAGATCCTAGGCCAAGAGACTGGGGATGCCTCCATGATTACCCAAGCCAAGCAGCTCAGGCAGGCCGAGGAAGAGCGAGCCCTAGAGATTGAGGATAAGAAGTCTCAGATTGCAGAGCGTAAAGGCAAACCTAATACTACCCTTCAAGCACAGTTCACTGGGCCTGACGGGAAACCTATGCTCCGTAGTTTGGAGATCGTAGGTAAGGGACCTAACGGAGAAAATATTTACCGAGAACTTGGTAGTGCCGTGAAGGGCTCAGTTAATGATACCAACGAAGGGTGGAGTAATACTAAAGGTGGTGTGGATAAAAGAGCTGCTCAATTTGAGAGTGCTCTTACCAGTACAGCCAATGCCCTTGATGCCTATGATGCGATGGATAAGCTCGTCAAAGAGACTCCTAACGCTCTAGGTTGGGCAGGTAAGCTGATCTCCCAGGCTGATAATATCGTAGCAGGTCTTCAGAATCTTGGTGAGACTATCGCTACTGCGGAAGGTCGAAAGATCGAAGCATCTATGGATATAGGTGAGTATGACTGGGGTAAGTTAGAGAAGGTAGCAGCCTCTAGTGACAAGATGAAATCTCTTGTGTTCCAGCTGGCGTATGCCCAGGCAGCGGCTACTGGTGACTCTAGTCGTTCCTTGTCTGACCGAGACATTCAGAATCAGATTGATATCATTGGTGGTCAGATCTCTAATCCGAAGACGTTCGCTAGTGTTATGGAGCAGAACAAGAAGCTCCTAGTGAAGAAGCTAGAGAACATGGGTAAGTACAGCAAGATTAATGGAGAGTCGGTAGGTAGCCGTTACCAGTCTGATCTGGACGGACTACGTAATCGCATTGGACAAGGTGGTGGTACTATAACCATGTTCAAGAATGGTAAGAAGTACAATATTCCTGAAGATCGAGTAAAAGACGCGGAAGCGAAAGGGTATACTCGTGGATGAATTTGAACAATATGCAGTAGCTGAGGAAGAGGATGAGTTCGAGGAGTTTGCTGTCCAAGAGGAAGCACCTGTAGAACCGTTCCCCTATCAGCCCAGGCAGATCCCTACCCGTTATGGTGGGATGATGCCTGATCCTGAGGAAGAAGAGAAGGCTCGTATTGCAGCCTCTGGCGTGGACGTTACGTCCGGTGCCCCGGAAGGCGTTCGCACTGGATATGAAGCATTCGCTGTCAATGAAGGAACATTCAATGACTTCTTGACTAAGGAGTTCCAGAGAGTACTTGGCCCTAGTGCTCAGGTCCGTAAAGGGCCAGTCAGTGGGAAGTACGAGTACTTTGATCCTACCTCAAAGAGGTGGACCCTCGTCACTCATTCCGATCTAGGCCAAGAGATTATCTCCCATGCTGGAGAGGCGCTTAATACATTAGGCAGTCTAGCGTCTGCACTTGGTCCTCGTAAGGCTACAGCAATTAAAGAGACTGTATCCTCGATGGCTAAAGGCGGCGGAGGTACGTTTGCTACGGATTGGGTTCGCCAGAAGATAGGTGACTGGCTTGGTGTTAACGAAAGTAACACGTCGGAGGGAGAGCGCGTCGGCAATGCTGCCGAGGCTGCGGCCTACTCTGCTGGTGGTGAGGCCGTCGGTGGACTGTCCAGTATGCTTGGTCGTTACCTTGTCCAAGGAGTTAAAGGTAAGCCGGTGTTCACGCCTGAAGAAGCTCAATTGCTTCTTGACGGCCTTGGTAAGTATGATGACATTAAGAAGACTATTGACAAAGGCTCAGACGTTGAGTTCGTTCCATTCCTACATCAGACTGTAGACCCTAACAATCCTGCTGCTGCTATTGCAGAGCGATGGTTTGCTAAGCTCCGGGAATCTAATGATCCAGAGGTCCGTCTATTGGTTGCCCAAACGCTCTCCAATCAGTACGGCGCTATTAGAAGTTTCTTCCTTAATGCTAGTAAGCAGTTTGATGTGGGAATCCCTGCTACGGCAGAGGGCCGCGAGCAAGCAGGTGCTGCGACAGCTCAAGGCATTCAACAAGCTAAGGAACAAGGTCTTGCTCAGTCCCAACAGCAATTAGCACAAGTCCAAGGACAAGCTAGTCGTATGGTGGATGGACTCCCTGCGGGAGAGGCCGTAGTCCAAGAGTTGGCGGGCAGAAGTGTCCGTGATCAACTGTGGGCGCAGATGCACCAGAGTGATGCTCTTGTCAATGAAAAATATAAGATTTTTAATGATCTTGTAGGATTCAATCCTGAGACTAATACTAGTCCATATCTTGTAGATATCAAAGATCCTAGAGTATTGAAAATCGTAGAGAAATTCAATAAAGATACTATTACTGGAGAAGAACTCGGACGAGTAGTTGATGGTAAAGTAGACTTAGCTACACTAGATCATGTGCAGAAACGAATCAGCGAATTGATGCGTGATAGGACTACTGGCGGATATGATGTCTCCTATGCCCAAAGAGATTTAGTTAATGCTAATAAAACTATTGTTAAAACATTAAACGATTATCTTAAGCAAGGTTCTATAGACGGAACTCTTCCTGAGAATACGTACGCAGCATGGCAAGCTGCGAGAGCAGAAGCTAAGATGAATGCTCGTCAGTTCCATCACGGATTTCTGGCTGATTTCCTTGCTAAGGATGCGACAGGTCAGTGGGTAGTGAAAGATAGGGATGTGGTAGCTCAGATTATTCGTACAAAGGATCTCCAAGCTGCTGAACAGCTTAAGGGGATGATTGAGGGAGATCCAGTAGCTATGCGGGAGATGAAGAGCGTTCTCTTTAATCTGTACAGGGAGAAGGCTACCCGTAGAGGACTACCTAGCCAAGAGCTTCATGATAAGTTCATGAATAATAAACAGTACGGTCCTTTGATGGATATATTCTTTAAGACAGAAGATTTCCAGAAACTATCAGCCTTTAGGGATGTAGCAGGGAGCCTTGCCGCTACTGCGGCTACGGCTAAACAAACAGAGAAGTTGCTGTATAAGGAACTAGGAGGGAAGATTAGTCGATGGAATCCTGAGAATATTGTTAGAAGTATTCTTTCTAGCAGCTTAGATGCTGCGGATACCAGGAAGCTTATTGCTATCTCGACTAAAGTAGGCGGGTTGAAGGGATACAAGGATCTACAGAACGGATTGATGAACGAGATCCAGATGCAAGTATTCCCTCAAGGATTAGATGGGGCTATGGCAGTTGAGGCGTTGGATCGTATTGTTAATAAATACGGGGCTAATATTAATGCCATGTTAGGAAAGGATTATCTGGAAGCTCTTCAGACTGTCCGTAAGACGACCCCTATGCTGATGCGCAATCCGGCTAAGATTGGAGATCCTCCGGTCATGACCAGATTCCAGCAGCTTATTCGTGGTGCCGTGAGACCTATGTCTCGTGAAGGTAATTTCCTAGCGTTCCTCAGACAGAACCGTGGAGCTAATCTCCCGGCTGCTATCTGGGATGCTTTGACTGATAAGGCTGAGCTACAGCGGCTGGCGGATTACTCACAACACGTAGTTAACGGTACTGCTTTCAGCGCAACCGCTGGAGGCCAGGTTGGTGTTCAGATTCTCAACGAGCAGCAAGATTATGTCGATTAGTAAAGAAGGGTTAGCTCACCTGAAACGCCACGAGGGTTACAGGAAGCACATGTATAAGGACACGGAAGGATATACCACGATTGGGTATGGATTAAACCTCGATGCGGGCATGGACGAGGAACTTGCGGCCTTCATATGTGAATTCTTGGCTAACCGAATTGACCGTCAACTCGTAGCGGAGTTCGTCTGGTATCGAAATCTTACCCAAAGACGAAAGGACGTAATTATTAATATGGTCTTCAATCTCGGGCTCGACGGATTCAAGCTTTTCAGGAAGACCATCTTTAAACTCAATAAGGGTGATTTTGAGGGGGCAGCCGTCGAGATGCTCAATAGTAAGTGGGCTACTCAAGTTGGACTCCGTGCTAGATTTTTGGCTGAACAAATGAGGTTAGGATAATACCGTTTCACAAGAAACGGGAGGGTGAAACTATGGCGTGGTATACTGTATTGCTTGGTCCTATCGTCGAGGCTGTTAAAGGCTACGTCGATAAGAAGCAAGAAGCTAAGGCTCGTCAACAAGAGATTGACGGTAAGCTACAAGAAAAAAAGCTTGAGCAAATCTCCCAAGCGGAAGACTATGCCCAAGCTTTCAGGATTGCCCAGGTCCAGAACGCCGGATGGCGTCCTGGCTACTGGACGGTAGTACTGTCAGTTCCTGTTATTATGTGTTTTGTACCTGGACTTGATCAGTATGTGTTTCGAGGATTTGAGGCTCTAGATCAGACACCGGAGTGGTTTCAATACTTTCTTGGGGTGTCGGTAACATCGAGCTTTGGGGCATTTGCGATTGATAAGGCGTACGAGTGGTGGAAGGCTCCGTAGCTAACGGATGCTCACCAATTGCAATCAAGTAACGGATATAGTCATCTTGATGTTTAATTAGTAGATCCTGTAGCTTATAAATCTTCTCTTCTAAGGCCCGGATACGACTCTCGTACTGGGCCTTTTTCTTTTCTCGACGCCATGTCTTATTCATCTACCAAAGTATCCTTATTATTAATCGGGGGATTCTCTACAGGAATACATTGAATAGACACACTGAAACCCTTCGGCGGAGCCTCAGCAGTCTTAGCTACCTCAAGACAATTCTGCATACTCGTGAAGATCGGGAGGGGCTCAAATACAGCCACAGGGACACCTGTACTGTTATCCCACAACATCAGCAACATAACAACAAAAGTCTTCATCACTCACTC